AGTTTATTATGACTTAAAACAAAAAGTTAAACCACCATATCTATTTCAAGGTTATTTTTTTAATAAATTATATTGGCATCACCAAAGAGATTATATATTAGAGTTATTCACTCCTGACCAAAATATAACCAATTATATTGATTTTAATTACGGTAAATTATTTGATAAAAGTATTTCGTTACATTTAAGAATGGGTGGAGGTAGACAAGATAATTTTTTTGATATAAAATTAATACCTGAAGAATGGGTTATTAAAATTTTAAATAATGAGAGTGACGGACATAAAGTACTTGTGTTTTCAGATAATTTAGAATCAGCCAAAAATTTTGTAAACAAATTGGGGTTTCCCAAAGAAAAGTTTGTTTATATTGACGAAGACCCGTATATTGCGGTTCATATGATGAGTATGTGTGATAAACATATTTTATCTAACTCAACACTATCATTTTGGGGTGCTTACCTTGATAAGAAACAAGAAAATGAGTATACTTTCATACATGAGACTTTTTTCGAAAGACATCCTCACAGTATGATACCTTACGATAAATGGAAAATTAATTATTAAATATAAAAAGTTATGAATGATATATCAAAAACAATGATTAGTAAAATTGAAGGTAAACTTAGAATACCTATCCATATTAGTTATATCGCAAATTTCATAGTAAAAGACTCTATTGAAAAAACTAAGATATTATTAGATAAATTAATTGATGATAATATTGTTATGGAAAGTGAGGGTAGTAAAGGTTATTATGTCTTAAAATCAAACAAAAAGTAGATGAGTAAAAAAGAATTAGTAAGGCATCCTGAACATTATGGGGGTGAAGGTAATCCGTATGAGGTTGTTAAAATTGCTGAAGCGACTGGAATAGATAAAGACGCGTATCTTTTTAATGTATTAAAATATATTATAAGAAGTGGTAAGAAAGATGATAACTCACCTGTTCAAGATTTGAAAAAAGCTTTATGGTATTTAGATAGAAGAATTAAAACAATAGAAGAAAATGGAAAAAAATAAAATATATTCAGGTGACGGAAGAAAACTGATGTCTGAAATGAATGAAAAGTCAATAGATTTAGTGGTTACTAGTCCACCTTATGGTGTGGGTATTGATTATGATAGTTGGGATGACGATAAAGAAATATCCGAGTACTGGAAGTTTACTAGAGAATGGTTAAGAGAGACCTATAGGGTACTTAAAGATGATGGTCGTGTTGCTTTAAATATTCCTTACGAAATAAATAGACAAACTAAAGGTGGTAGAATTTATTTTTCAGCTGAGTTTTGGATGATTATGAAGGAGATTGGATTTGGTTTCTTCGGTATTGTTGATTTAGAGGAAGACTCGCCACACCGCTCAAAGACAACCGCTTGGGGAAGTTGGATGAGCCCATCTTCACCATACATATACAACCCTAAGGAGTGTGTAATACTTGCGTATAAGAAAAAACATAAGAAAGATGTAAAGGGAACACCTCAATGGAAAGGAGAGTTTCAGATGGTACCTAATGAAAAAATAGAGGGGGAATTTAGAAAAAAATTAGTCTATGAAGATAAAGATAAGAAAGATTTTATGTCTTTAGTATTTGGTCAGTGGAAATATTTTGCAGATACTAGACAAAAGACAAAAGCCACATTTTCATTAGACATACCTTACAGAGCGATTAAAATACTTTCATATAAAGAAGATATCATTCTTGACCCATTCAACGGTTCAGGTACCACATGTTTAGCTGCAGAAATGTTAGGTAGACCATGGATTGGTATTGATATTAGTAAAAATTATTGTGAGGTAGCTAGAGAAAGAGTTAAGGAATACCAAAACACTCAAAAACAATTAAAATTGGTTTTAGATGAACATATTAAGGATTAATCCCCTTTATTTTAATTCTACCGTATGATTTTCACCATACAGTATTTATATTAGTTTTTACGGTATATAATACTTAAAGGGTGTAAGTATATCTTCTAATCTCAGAAACCCCTTATAAGTGAGGGGTTTTTTGTTATTACTGATATTTATTAATAAAACTATATATGTCTAAATTAATCTTAAAAGAATCTGAAATATCTGAGATACGAAAAATGTATCTAATCGAGAATGTAAGTGACAAAAAAGACGGAACCTCAATGAGGGCAAGTGACCCTGATTTTTGGAACTTCATTAAGTATCATGAAGGAGACCCTAAAAGTCCTTCAGGTACAATAAAGAAACCTATGCTTAAAGCCTATCCAGACACTAATGATAACTTAACTATTGGTTATGGACATACAGGTAGCGATGTAAAAGAAGGTTTAGTTATAACTAAAGAGCAAGCACAATCATTACTAGAAGCCGATGCCGCAATTTCCGCGAATTGCGTTAGAAGAATTTTACAGAAATGGAAAGATGATGGATTACAAAGTTATATGGTCACTCAAGGGGAATTTGACTCTTTAGTATCATTAGTGTTTAACTCAGGGTGTAAATCGGTAAGAATGTCCCGATTTATTCAATACCTTAAAAAGGGTCAAAATAAAAAGGCGGGAGAAAGTATTCTAAAATATAAGTCCAAAGGTCTTACAAATAGAAGAACACAAGAAAGTAATATGTTTTTATCATGAAAAGAATAATTAAAGAATCAGGTATTAGAAATATCACACAATTATCTAAAAGATATTCTAAAGCTAAGATATACTTTCACCAAGATTTAGACGGTGTAACAACTGCTTTGGCTATGAAAGATTATTTAGAGAATAATGGAATTAATGTTGTGGATTCAGAAATCATACAATATGGTGATAAGGAATTTGCAGTTAAAAAAATGGACGCTAAAGGTGATACGATGCCTGTTTTAGTGGATTTTGCACATGGTAAACCTATGTTTGTTATTCATACTGACCATCATGATAGTCAGGCTGGTGTTGAAGGAGATACCTCCACATCTTTTAGGTCTTCTCGTTCAAATGTTGAGACAATCTCACAAATATTATCACCTAAAGATATATTTCCTTCAGATGATATAACATTAATATCAACAGTAGACTCGGCTGACTTCGCTAAGTATGGTTTAGAACCTCAGGATATTATGAATTTTGTATTTAAACTACAAAAAGATAAATCACTACAGAAAAACAAAATGGCATTAGGATTGGCAACTAATAAACTTATGTTAGCGTATAAAAATAAACCAGGGTTTATGGAGGAATTAGTAATGACTTCACAACCTTCTTTACTTAATATTTTTCAAAACATTAATAGAATTGCATCTGAAAAAGGTTATGCTCTTCCTGAACAAATGGATTTAAATCAAAAAGATTATATTCAAAGACAAAAGAATAGTGAAAAAGTAAGAGTAGATGATGGTATAATCGTTCAATACGGAGGAGGTTCTATGTTTAAACCTGGCTCATACGATAGATATACGCCATTTAAGAATAATCCTGAAGCTGATTTCATAGTGATTGCTTGGCCAATGGGATTAGTACAGGCGTCTTGTAATCCATTTAAAAAGGAAAGAGAATTAAAGGGGGTCAACTTAGGTGAGATTGCACAAGAGGTCTTATCTAAGTGGGAGAGTAAATTAAAGGAAAAGATAATTCCTTTATCAACTATAAAGTGGATTTCAGAATCTAATAAACAATTTAGTGAAGAGTCGGTTGGATTTACTAACTCTGATTTAGAAGCATTTTATGGTGATAAAGTTCGTTCAATAGATGGTGGAGATGCATATATGGGTAGGTTAAAATCTATAATGAATAAACCAACTAACCAATTAACTGATGACGAGTGGGCAATATTGGATAAATTAGGTGTACCTGCTTGGGAAATGATTCAAGCAAATTCAGGTGGACATAAATGTATTACAAATATAGCTTCATTGAATTATTTTGGTAGAAGTAAACGACCACCATCAGGAAATAATAGATATAAGAAGAGAGAAGGTGACACACCATACGTTAAATTTGTTAAGATGATTCAAAATGAGTTCGTTAAGAAACTAAAAGAAAAAATTAATGAATCAAAAACTATTAAAGAAAATGTAATAAGAGAAGTTGCCTTCATATTTCCAGTAGGTAACGATAACTTTAATGTTGGTTACGATTCGTCTGGATTAGGTCGAGGAAAGAAAAAAATATTAAATAAGTACGACGCAATTCATAATAGTGATTACGGCGGTGGAAATGCAAAACATAGGGAGGCTGGTGGTCATAAAGGTATTGATGTATTTGCACCTAAAGGAACCCCAATAGTCTCTGCTACTCGTGGTAAAGTTATCAAAATACGTAAGAAGGGTAAAGGTATTGGAGGTAAAACCGTTAGTGTCTTATTGAATGGTATTGTCTATTATTACGCTCACTTAGATTCGGTTTCTAATATCATATCTAAAGGTGATGAAATAATGAAAGGTGAGGTTTTAGGTACGGTAGGTAATACTGGAAATGCGGTGGGCACACATCCACATTTACATTTCTCAATGTATTATAAATCTAAAGGATATAATCGTGGGAGTATAGACCCATGGCCCTATTTAAAGGGTAGTTTAGATGGTGGAGAGTTATTAATGATTGAACCCGAACAAATAGTTAATAAAATAGATGGAAATATTAAGAGAGGTGGTCTGTCAATGTATGATATAATAAGTAATGGTGATAATTCAGAGTTGATATCGTTAGGTTCTAAAGGTGAGGGTGTTAAAGATATACAAAAAATATTAATTAAGTTAGGTTTTATGATGGATGATAATAACGAAGTTATTGATGGATTATTTGGACTTGAGACAAAGAAGAGTGTTAAGAAATTCCAAAAACAATATGATTTAAACTTAGTCGATGGTATTGTTGGTATTGAAACATCAACCGAACTTAAGAATAGAAAGACTATTAATGAAACGGTTGAAAAGGCAGAATTAGTTACTTCAGATAGTAATGATTTTATTAATAATTTAGAAAAAATTAATAAAGATATAAGTCAGTCAAGTAGTAAAGATATGTCTTTTAAAAAAAATGTTGAAACATTTCAGATAGCTTTAGAGTTATTAGGTTATGGTCTTCCGGTATATGGCGTTGATGGTTTGTTTGGTCCTGAAACTGCTGAATTACTTAATAAATTTAAATCTGATAATGATATTGAAGTTACTGATGGAATGGCAATTTTTGACACTAAAACAAAAGATTTAATTATAGAAAAAATTAAAGAAAAAGGTGTTAAAGATGAAGATATTGAAAAATATATACTACCTACTAAAATATTCACATCTTTAGATGGTAAAATAAAACATAGGTATTCAGGAAAATCGGCACAGGGAATACAAAGATTAATAAATGCTATGGTAGAACATGGAGTTACTGACCCAGTTGCTCAGGTGGCAATGTTATCTGTAATAGGTAAAGAAACTCATTTTATTAATAAAAAAGAAAAAGGGTATCAAAATACTTCCAACAATAGAATTAAAAAAATATTCTCAAGAACTAGAAGAATGTCAGATGAAGAAATAAATACTTTAAAAAGGGATTATGATGAGTTCTTTAATTTCGTTTATAATGGAAGAATAGGTAATAATAATGACACTGATGGTTCAAAGTATGTAGGGAGAGGATTTAATCAATTAACGGGTAAAGCTAATTATGAGAAGTATGGTAGAAAGGTTGGAAAAGATTTAGTTAGTGACCCGGATGTGATGTTGGATGATGATATTGCTGCGGAAGTCGCGGTCAAATTCTTAACAAAACGAGGGGTTCCAGTTTTTGATGACCCAAATGAAGCTACGATATATTTTGCGGATGTTAATTCAGGAAGTCCAAAAAGAAGGGCTAGAGAGCATTCGTTAGAAGAATTACAGAAATTTGATATAGTATAGTTTATCTACTTAAACCATAGAAAAGGTGGCGTTGTCACCCTTTTTTATGCCATATTTTTCACAAAACCCACCTTCCACTTCTAAAACATTATCACCAAATCCTTGATAAGATGAACATTTATCGATATCATTACATGGTTGACAGTTAGAGTGTATTTCAGTAATTTCAGTTTCATCCATAAAGATAATATCTAAAGGGATTAAACAGTTATACATCCAAAACTTTTGGTTCTCACGTTTTTGCATAAAAAACAACATACCATTGAAAGAGTCGTCAAATACTTTATTCATCATACCATTGATTATGGAATGTTTAGTGGAACAAACTTTGACTTTTATAACATTATCATTTATGATTACTTTCATATCTAATAAATATCGAATATATGAGAAAATACGCAGGAATTATTGTGAGGTGTGGTAATAAGGTATTACTTTGTAAAAGAAACGCTTTAATAACATCAACAGGTATTTGGTCATGTCCAGCAGGAAGTGTAGACAAGGGAGAATCCACCAAAGACGCGTCAATTAGGGAATTCATCGAAGAAACAGACTTACCCGTTATTGGAGATATTGAGTTTATTGGAATTATTAAAAGATACAATAGAGATGGTTCTAAGATAAAAGGATTATTATATTGTTATTTGATGGATGTAGATGAAGAGATGTTTCCTGATTTAGAAAATGCCGTTGATGGTGATGAACATACGGAGTGTGCATATTTCAGTAAGGATAATTTACCATCACCAATGACTAAACAACTAAATAAATTAATTAATATTATTTTAAAATGAAAACAAATTTAATGTTTAATGCCTTAGTAAAAAGATATGAGGCAGATATTGCGGAAGCAAAAGCAAGTTTGGATATCTATTTCCATAAATCAGTTGGAATTGGAGAACATCCGCAACATATAGAAGAAATGGATAAGATAGTTGACAATATGACGACAGCGACAGATAAGTTAGAAACATTAATGGATGTTTTTGATGAGTCAGGTATAGTTAAATTATGAGAGACTATTTAATATATTATAGGTAAAAACCAAAAAAATGGATAAAGAGCTTGTCTTAGAG